GTACCTTCCTTTGATATAGGAGTATGCCGTCCATGTGGTCTATCTCATGTTGTACTATGAGCGCTTCAAAATTTTTAACCTCTCTTCGGAAGGTAAGTCCATTCCTGTCTTCAGAAGCGATTATCAATTTACCCCACCGTTCGGTCTGTACCCATACGTCCGGGATAGATAAGCACCCTTCTCGGTTTATAATCTTACCACCGTATGCGACGATTTTAGGGTTGACGAGTTCATATTCTTTACCTTCTATGGTATACCAGGCCGCGCGGAGATATAGCCCTATCTGTACAGCGGCCAGGCCGGCCCCCTTACACCATGCAGTATCATTCGACGCTTTAAGCCGCGCGAAGAGATTGAGCGCTTCGCATTCTTTATACGTGGTCGGCTTTGACTTCTTGCGAAGAAGCACGGTGTCGGTGATAATAGGATCTACTCTTTTACTTACGCTTGTCTCTTCCATACTTTATCCTTTCCGGTATCTTTTTCCTCGCCAGGCTTCAGCGTTTATCGGACAGCCTTTAGCCCATCCGGGTACAGTGCAAATTATCTTCTCAAATTCTTCCGTACTGCCAAATCCTTCGGGGACCTCTGCTACAATCTCATCGTGAACGTGCATGACAGGCGCATATTTAGCTTTTTCCGCATTGAGTAACGCCGCGGCGAGTATATCCCGGGCGGTAGCCTGTATGATGTTTTCAATAATCTTTCCGCCGTATGTATCTTTTCGCATATACTTTTTTGTCATGCTATCTGTCGTCATATACGATAGGCTTACCTGACCTCCATAGCCGTCTTCTTTGGTCTTAATGACCGGCTTGTGGTAAGCAAGCTCACGGCCGGAGGGAAGTTTACACCACAGGAAATCACCACGTTTCTCCCATGTAACTTTCCCACAAGTAACCTTGCCCCCTTTGGAAACTGCATGAATAGCCGCGCGCTCCTGGTCGTACCAGGTACGGACCACTTTAGGATATGCGGCACGGTAGGATCCAACCGCTTTAGTTGCGAGGTCTTCCGAAACTTCAATCTTATAGGTCTTGCAAGTAGCCTGGAATTTTGAACTTCCCATACCGTACCCGCACGCGAGTATCGCTTGCTTGCCGAGCTGCCTCGGCGCGCCTTGCCCGATTTTTTGTGCCATGTCGACATAAATATCTTTCCCTTCTTTAAACATTTGAACAGCCTTATCTTCCCCGCAGAACCACATAAGCACCCTGGCTTCTATCGCGGAGTAGTCCGCAACCAGGAGATCTTTCCCAGGTGCCGCGACGAACATACCCCTTATGCAAGAGGATAAGAGCTCCATAATATTCGGGCATATTGCAAGGAGTGTCTCATAATCATAGCCCATTATCATGGCTATGCCTAAGTCGCTTGAGAAGGTGCCTTTAGGAAGATTCTGTAACTGAACGAGCTTCCCACCCCAACGCCCCGTAGACGCGGTATGATACAGAAAAGAATCTCTTAGTCTCTTATCAGTACATAGCGCCTCTTTAAGCGCGGCATATTTAGCAGTAGAGGTAAGCCCGAGCTGTTGCCGGACCCGGAGTATCTCGACCATTTTAGAGGGTAGCTTGCCCTCTCTAATGGCTTTTTCGACAGTCGCTTTTGTGAAGTCCGGCAGTGATACTTTATTTTTTGCCAGGTAGTCAAGGACCGCGGCCCGGCGAGATACGCCGTCTAATACGCCGTCAGTAAGTTCCGTTACCCGGTTTTTAAGTCTCTTCTCTTCAAAAGATATAATACCGAGTATCTTATTCAGCGCCTCTGTATCGACTGCAACGCCTCTCATATTTATTAACTGGTCTTCGAACCACACGTATTGCTCGAATGGGGTGAGCTCGGGGAGCGCATCATCGATGTCTCTCTCCGTGCGAACGTCTTGCGCGCAATACTCTTCAAGTTCGCAAAATAGAGCCGGATCTTCTTCGAACTCCCCGTCGGCCCGGGGCTTGGATAGACGGAGCATAACCGTGCGGCCACGGATATCTTTCTTATACTCAGTCCCGAGAGCGCTCGCAACTTCAGCGAGGGACTTCGGTAAGCCGACAGCAAGAGCTTTCGCCGCGGTGCATCGCCACCTTTTAATAGGTAATCGCGGCATTCCAAAAGGCTCTTGTAGCTTATGCTGCCATATGAGCTGTTCGAAGAGAGCGTTGTGTGCGTAGAACAGTGTATCTTTTGCATTGGCAAGCTCCCTTAATTCTATGAATGGATCTGAAAGCGGGTAAGTGAATATGTCGTCCCGGTGTATTATCTTTACCGGGCCGTTGTCTACCGCGTACGCGAGGCAGAGAATTTCGGTAGACGGGTGCGTAGCGTAAACATACGCACCCGTCAGCCAAATGTCCACTCTTGATCTACTCTCGAAGTCGAGATGGACTTTTCTCATTGTTAGCTAAACATCCCTTCCATCTCGGCATTACCGGCAGAGGCCGTCGCTCCGTCACCTTCCGGTATGTCGAGCTCTTCAAAGACGTCTGCCGGCTTCGACCTCATCGAGAACGGCTCTCCGTCTTTAACTTTCTGAACGTGATTGAGATAGAATGTCACGCCCTTAGACGGCAGTGTGTATGCTTTCGCCGTTATATTGACGTGCGCGTATACCCCGGAATATATCTCAGAAGGGTCGATGATTTTATTGAGCTGCTTATCGACGACCCCGGGCTGTCCGAGCGCGGTCTTTGCGCGGATAACCCATTTATCCTTGAACTCTTCGCGGCCCATCGTGTTGCCGTCCCGGATCCTCTTCAAGTCGAGCGTCTTTAAATCGACGTCCGGCCCGAATTCGTTCTTCGCCGCCTGGATAATAGCGGCTTTCAGCTTCGAGAGGTCCGCGTCTTTATCGAACACCATCGCGACCGAATACTCTTCTTTGCCGTTTAAGTTCGTAGTCTTAGAGAATACGAACGGGAACGCTAACCGGCACAGCGGCGTCGTTACGTTAACGCCTGTGAATTCTTTTTTTGCCATTGTCTTACATCTCCTTTTTTAATTTAACTTCTCAAACACAGCATCAGTTGCCTTTATAGCCTCTCCTTTGGCTGTCTCAGGCACAAGCTGCTGTCCATTGTCCGGTACTTCGACGTAATCGGCTATCTCGTCTTTGCCTACGAGCTTCTCTAACTTCGCGGGGCTTTTCAGCTTCTTCTCATATATCTCGTCCCCGTACTGAGCCTCGAAAGCATTCTCGACAGCGATCTCATCTTTCCATCTGCGGTGCCCCTTCTTGTTTACTAACTTGTAGCCTGGAACCGTTACCCCTGTTTTAGCAAGGCTCTCCGCGTGAGCGTGTACCGTCGACGCCCAATCAGCAAGCGCTTCAGATATCTTTAATACCTTTACTATCTGTGCGATTGTCATGCAAGAAGGCTCGGGGAGCTTTGCTTCTGCCGGTACCACGGCGAAAATCTCAGCCTTTTTCGCCTTGCAGATACTCATACCGTTACAGAACTTACACCAAAAACCGGTCTGTAACGTATCGTCTTTTTTCTCTACTCTCACGATAGCTTTTCGGAGCTCCTGAATGAACTCCGCTAAAGCATCTTGATTGTATTCGTATCTGCGCACCGGCTCCATGCCGTCATACCGAGGCTGTACGATAACAGTCTCTATCTCTTCGGCCACGCGGTCGGTTTCATCCCACGCGCCGAGAGCGTATATCTTGGTCTGTGTATTCTCTACGACTTCGACATACGTGCCCCGTCCGTATTTTAAGTCATACACCCGGAGCTTTCCGAACGGGCTCGTATAATACGCGTCAGCCGTTCCGTAAAGCGCCATGTGTATGTACTTATATTCGAACGTGTGTTCGACCTTCAGCTCGCTATACGGCACTCCGTCAGCGTCCATATCGGCGCGGATAGTATCGAGGTAGATCTGAATGTTCTCCGTCATTTCAGTATCGACGGTTATCTTTTCGTCCTCTACTTCTACCACTTCGCCGAGGTAGCTGTCCGCGTTTTCATTGCGCTTGAGACAGAGCGCGGCTATCTCATGCGCCGCCGTCCCTTCAGCGGCGTATTTACTTGTCGGCTGCGGCGGGCATTCTGCCTCGAGAATGACGCTCCCGGGGCAGTTTATCCACCGTTCCGATTTTGAAGGGCTTACCCACGAATGCTTTCCCATGTTTCCCTTTCTCGATTAAGCCAGGGCTTCTTCTTCGGCGGCCTTCGTCGAAGAATCCGCTATGGCCTGGTCGATTATCGCTTTCGCCTCTTCTATCCTGTCTGCCGGAACCTGGGCGATATTAGCGACCCCGATGTTCTCTTTTACGGCCGACATGACCGCCTGGACCGTCGCTTTTCTCGCGGCTGTGTCCTTTATAGCCAGGATATTCTTGTTAGCGTAAGCCAGGAGCCCTTTGGCGTCCATAGCCGCGGGCTTCGCTGCCGGCTTTGCTGCCGCTTTTGCGGGCTTCGCTGCCGGTGCGGCCGGTTTCGGCCCTGCGATAACCTGGTCTTCCGGGGTTACCGTTTCTACCTTTACCGGATTAGCGAGCTTCTCAAGCGAATCCGCTATTCTCTCTATGTTCTCTTCGAGACTTCTCTTTGTTGCCATTTTCTCTTCCTCCTCTTCGTGTTGCTTTTCTTCGAAGACAGGCGGCTCGACAACATTGCCGAACATTCGCCCGACTTCTTTCTGTACTAATACTTTCCTTATCACTTCGCTTTTATTACATAGTCCGTCATATATCTGTTCGTCTATCCCTCCTTTCATCATTAAGAATTGTACGAGAACTTTGTTCTCTTGCCCTATTCTGTGGCACCTGTCTATCGCCTGTTTTAAGGCGCCCGGGACCCAGGATATTTCGGCGAATACGACGGTGCTCGCCACTTTTTGTAAGCCGTCTACTCCTACCCCGGCAGAATCTATCTGCCCTAAAAATATTTTTTTGTTACGATCCGTCACGAAATCATCGACTGTCTTTTGCTTTTGCGCCGCTGTCAGGCCCCCATAGAGAAGCACCGGGTTATAGTCATTGAGCCGGCGCTTCAATTCTTCGAGAACTTTCCTGTGATGAGCAAAGACGATAACTTTGTCCGTCTCTTCTAACAGGTTTTGCAAGTGCTCTATAACCATCGGCAGTTTCGCTATGCCTACTTCCTGGCGCATAGTAGAGAACTGCCCCAACATATCCTCTTTAAACTCCGCTTTTTCTTTTTTGACAAGAGTTTCGATAGCCTTTGTCGGGGCGTCGAAGATTATCTTCTGATATATCTTCTCCGGGAGGTCCTTCATAACGTCTTTTTTCAGCCGGCGCAGCATGAACCCGTCAAGATACCCGGAGAGCTCTTCTAAATTCGTCGCGCCCCGGTCGTCCCATCCCCATTTACTTTGATATCCCCCGCAAAACTTACGCGTAAACGCCATATAATCGGCGTAAGGGCCGAGCCGTTCGGGCATGAACCGGCGGAGACATGGGAATAACTCAACCGGCCTATTAAGGACAGGAGTGCCCGTCATTAACCATACCCGAACGGACTGATCGGCTAAACCGTTACGTGAATACACCATTTTTGTGCGCTTAGCGCGGCTGTTCTTGAGATAATGCGCTTCATCGCATATAAGAATGTCATATTGCATTTTAAGGAGCTTAACTGCAATAGGCTTCCTATATATAAGGTCGTAGTTTATAATCGTATACTTAGGCCGGTAGTTTAAATCCGCCGGCTTGTTGACTACCACACGTGAGCTTCCAGGATCCCAGGCGCTTATCTCCCGGTCCCAATTATATTTGACTGAGGCCGGGCACACTATAAGGATTCTCTCTTCGTGTAAGTCGCGGGCCGCGACGATAGCCTGAACGGTTTTCCCGAGCCCCGGCTCGTCAGCTAAAAGAGCGTACTTTTTCTCTTTTAAGAACTGTATTCCGGGCTTTTGAAATGGGAAGAGTTTATTCATGTCGCCACCGTCATGTCTTCTTCGGCTGCCGATACGGCCCCTACTTTACGCCTATGGTATACAAAGCCATGAGACGTGCGCCTCTTGTCCCATCCGGCAATCGTAAGCGCGCGGCCTATGCGTATTTGTTCGGTCCGCGTTATAGCTTTAATCGTACCGTGTATGACTTGCTCGTATATGTCAGCGGTAGAGACTTCCGCAACATCTCGCCCGGCATTCATACTCCAATGGCCTATAACGTCTATCCAGGGATCCACTTCTACCCTGTCATTGGCTTGTGCTTCCGCTTCGTTGCGCAACTTTTCGTCGGTTAAGTGTAAAGGCTCGTTCTGTTGATATGCGAGGACCGCTTCAGCAAAGAGCTGATCCCGGTCGTGCCTTAATCCCTCGATATCTATTTTACCTAAGCACAGGACAGGCCAAAAGCGCCTATTGCCGGTGCTATCTGTCAGGTACCCTATATTATCAGGGTTAAAGGTGCCTATAAATATGCCCCGGCGCGGTAGATCAATGGTCTTTCGCGCGTAGGCAAGGCGCACTCTGTCTTCTGTCTTCGTAAGGAAGGCTTTTAAGAGCTGCATATCTTTAAACCCACGTATTGATTCCATCTCCGGGATCTCAATTATCCACTTACCCCGCATGGCGTCGACCGTATCTTTATTTGACGGGTCGATATGGAAGTCTGAAAACCATTCCCCACCTAAAATCGACACGGCATAGCTCTTTCCTATGCCCTGGGCGCCTTCTAAGACAAGAACGTGGTCGAACTTACAGCCGGGCCGGAAGGCCCTCGTAACCGCGGCTAATAGCGTTTTACGCCCTATCGCGCGCGAGTAGTTGTCCTCTTGTACCATACAGTATTTTGACAGCCACGTATCGAGCCTGGGCGTGCCGTCCCATATAAGGTGAGACAGATACTCCCGGACCGGATGATACATCTTTCGCGCGGCCACTACATACACCGCCTCGAGCACTGTATTGGTAGAAAACTCTGTCTTTGTCCGTGTCGCCAGGTAGTATTTAAGATGTACCGTATCTTCATCGGTCCAGTGCTTACCTATCCGGCGCGTATGCCAGGGTAACTGTCCGTATATCTCTATATCATGCGCGAGCTCGCTGTATCGTATACAATCGTTTATCTCGGGCCATACTGAAAGATAGCCTATAGCGTTGTTAAGCGTAGGCTTCGGATTCCCCTGAGCGTCGAGTTTCCAATCCTGTTTTTGCTCAACCGGCGGATCATAAAGTGCCACGGAGCTATCCTCATCGGTAGACGGCTGTACGTTATTGAAAGCCATCTCCGGAGTTCGTTTTCCAACTGCTTCTTCGTTGTATTTATAAGCGTTGTTGACCTTTGATTGAAGGTCGGAGGGTTCCCAGGGCGGTGTACATCGTGGATTATAAATAGAGAGCATAAGCTCGTATGTCTTCCGGGGACTAAGACGATAATCACGTCCTCGACAAGCGACCTTAAAAGTTGTCTGATCTCCGGCTTGTCCTTCAACAGCAATCGGCGCTCTCTCTTTAAGATACTGCGTATATCGCGCGACGTTCTGCTCATCGTCTGAGAAGTCGAGCGTCTTTTTAACTTCTTCGGCATCTTTCGGGCTCTCCTCTTTTTTTATGGCGTTAAGAAGCACTTCCGGCGCGGGCAGAATAGTAGCGATTGCCCCTCTTATTGCCCTGTATTCTTTCCCGGACTTGTGAATACTGCCCGGACCTATTATGTAGCACCCTTTGTCTCCGGAAAGAAAATCAAGGCCCGGCCATTCGTCGAAGTTCTTGCGTATCTTTACTGAAGGCGGTTTTGTCAAATACACATGGAAGCCGCCGCCTCCGGTCCTTACGACGTATGACGGCTCTACATCTATAAGCTCTAAGCCGTAAGCCGTTTTGAATTCTTTCCATATATTCCGGCCTTCCGGGAAATTGCGCGGGTCTATGTCTATAATCAGATCCGTCGGACGCAAAACTATCCCGTATTCCGTCTTATACTCGTCTTCGTTGAGAAAAGCCGTCGGCTCAATTCCTTTAAAGGATTTCAGCGGACGCTTATTTATTGTGGGGAACGTACCCCAACCATGTACGTTCGCTTCCTGTACATGGTCTATCATCTTAACGCCCCGCTTTCCTTAACCGCTTCAACGCGCTTAACTAAGCCATCCTTGACGCGCTTCTCGAAAAAATACTGGCGCCCGCGTTTAATGTAAGCGATCTTACCTTCTCTTACCATCTTTGTGATGTTCTGCGGAGTATAGCCCAACTCTTCCGCCAACTCCTTCACGGTAAAATATCCGTTCCACATTGTCTTTTTCACCCCCTCCCCTTTTTGTGTTAAAGTAAACACGACACTAAAATACACAACACGACTATTATTATAAGCGGTATATCATCCCTCATTGTCTCTTCTCCTTGTCGTTCGTACCCTTCTCTACTGTATAGTCTTTACAGCCGCGGCACGTCGGGCCGCTTAAAAACGTACACCACAATACGCAATAGTCTTGCATGATACTTTTGCCCCAGGCTTTAACCGTTTTGAACTTGCAGTTTTTCATGTTCCTTTTTCACCATAAAAAGATAAGCTATTGCCGCGTTCGTATGCTCTTCGCACGCTTTATCAAGTCTTTTGCCTTCCGGCGTCTGATAGAACTTTACCCGGCACGGTTCACATAGCCAATGCTTTTCGTGTTTAACTGCCCCGCATACGCATTGTATGCCTTCATAATACCCCAACATATGCAGTTTCTCTTCCCGGGTCATTCTGTGTCTCTATTATTAAGGATATCGTGATAGACGGCCATATACGCCCGTGTAATGGGCGGAATACGTCTATCTTTCAAGGCTTTAATCCCGGCATTGTATGCCACAATCCGGGCGTTTACGTGGTCTTTAATTTTATAATGGCGTATGTACTTAGGGATCTGAACATTGATATACCAATCCGCGACGTGCTCGGAGAGAAAATCGTCATACATATCGGAGAGCGCAAGAGGACGCGCGCGGCCGGGCCCCTTAGTGTTATAATCGTCAATGACGCATTGCCTTATTTGATGCGGGCCGCACGCTTGCTCGATAGCGTTATATGCGTAGTTAAAATTGCCGGATTCGATGAGCGCGATAATACCTACATCGACAAAGTGAGGATCAGAATTCACCCTGTCGGCATTCCGGCCAGTATGCGCCGGCGCCGCGAGGACGACGATCCCAATACCTGTGACGATAATTATTTTGTTGATAGATTTTCCCATGTATTCCGTTTTGAAGCTCCCATGTTTACGTGATAAAAGTATACACTATTTTCGTAAGTTGTCAAGTCCTCTTTTTCCGTCGAGCGTGAAAAATATTTACCATCGTCCGGATAAAAACGTGCGCGCGGCCTCACTGCCTGGCAAAATACCTCGAGGCAAAAGCGCGCCGTCCTGTTTCATCCGGCGCCGGAGATTCCCTTTATACGCCCCGGCGTAATGGTCTTTTATTCGCGCATTTCGTAAACGCCTGAAGTACACGGCGTCGGCTGTCTCGTAGCGTGCCATATGTTAGCACCCTCCTCTATATAATCCCGTTCTCTTTGAATTCTTCTTCAAGATAGAAGAGTATCGCCAAGTTCTCAAAGTATGCGCTCCACTCCGCCAGTTCGGCATAACTCATCCGGCGCTTACTCTGCCATGACTGCCATTTAATAGCGATCTGCCGGGCCTCTTCCCGGCTTTTAACTTCGGCAATATCTTTGCGCTTCATTATACAGTCACCGCCTCTCTTTTCTCTAAGGGTACGTGATTCTTTATGTATGCCTTCGTCTTCTCTGCCTTCTTCTTTAAGATCTCCTTGTAGTGATACTCGGCCATGCTCCGGCCTTCCGGTAGCGCCCATTTATCATAATCCCCGGAAAAGCCCCAACAACTGTCAAGGTGTTCGCCGTCCGGCCCTTCGACAACATACCCGTACACATTGCCGTCCAGGTAGTCGTTCCAGGATTCTATAAGGCCCAGGGCCGCTTTTCGGGCGCTCTTCTTCAGGCGCCACTCTTTTTTCGAGACAAACACAAGGCCAAGCTGTGATACGTCCCATTGCCTGTCACAAAAATTGCCCTCATACGATAGCGCCAGGCGTACGCCACTGTGTATATACGCCTCGAAGCCGAATATATGATACTTCTTTATATATTCCCGGGCCTCTTCGCATATACTGCCGTCCTCATACCGGGCATTGTTCGCTATGACTTGAGCGAAGCCTTGATTGATTCCCGGATCTATCGTTTCATGCCGTCCTGTCTCCTTATTGTAGCGTGTTTTCTTCCGGTCGACAAAAAAGTCCCGGTGATAGCCAACAAGGAAAAGGCCGTCGTCGCCGTCCTCGTCCGGGCTCCGGGCGTCTTCGTCCTGGTATATCTTAATCGTCAATCCTCCCTTGTACTTCTCCTCATGCAATGCGTCACGCATGGTATTATCCCTCCTTTTTTACAGTCAAATACTCTTTTAACTGCTTAAAAAATCCGATCGTCTTTCCTAACACTATAACCTCGCCATTCGGCATGAGTACGCACTCGCACGTACATAAGGTTATATCTTCCGGCTGTTTCTCTATCATCTGCTCCTCCTCTATTTTTCGGGCGTCCTGGCCTCGTCAGATAGCGCATTATACGCTATGACGGCGCCGGGCGGTATTCTCTTCCCATGTACTGCCCGCCCGGGCCGTTTCGGCCTGTCCTCTCTATTGTTGATAAATATAGTACACGGTACCGTTAACTTCGATCTCTCCCTCCTCTCCGTCCCAATGATTTAATATACTGCCCCGGCCGTCCATGCTTATAACGTCGTCGGCCCATTCTTCGAGGCTCTGTGTCGTGCTCCCGGCCTGGACGGCCTGTTTCCATAGTTCCGGATCATCGACAAGGCACTCCCGGCATTTTTCGTCAGCCTCTTCGCCCGTTAAGACAAGATAATCCGTTCCGGCGTAGCAATAAGTATTCCCGCCTTCGTCGGATATGTCCTCTTTTGCCTCCGCCGGGCTTATATCGTTAAGGAAGCGCCCCAGGGCCACGATTCGGTCGTCCTCGATATCCTCCCATGATATTTTAGGCAATGCGTCGGCCTCTTCTTTTTCTATTGTCTCAATGTCGGCGCATATTTTTGTCACCCGCTCCCGGATATCGCCGGGCAGTTCTTCTTTTAGCCACGCCGTGCCGTATTTATAACCGCATACCGGGCACGGTTCGCACAATAGACCCTTCGGATGATCTTTTTTGTATACCCAGGTCGCTATTATGCCCTTCTCGTCCCGGTTCGCCCAGCTGTCCGGCAGTTCCGCCGGATCAATGCGCACTTCGTCCCATTTCAAGGCGTATTGATGAGCGCACCCGGCCTTCATGTCGTTAAGGTGATAGCGGGCCCATAATAGCATAAGCTCTTTTTGCGCCTTATTTTTCGGCACGATATGCCCGTCTATCTGTCCGCACCCTCCGCCGTGTTCGCCTGTCATTGAAAAGCGCCCGTCTTCGGATATCTCAATATGGGCGGTCGCCATATTGCCTTTTTTATCCTTGAATTTAACGTCTCGTCGGTATTTTTCCATATTTTTGACTGCCTCCTCTATTTTTTCATCGTTTAAACGCTATTAGCGGGGCGATCTCCCGGCGCCCCTGGCCCGGTGTATCTGTATTTTAGCCTTCGTACGCCTCCATTGCTAATTTTTCGATCTCGTCTTTAACGTCCCGGAGTAAAGGAATAACCGTTGTGTACCATTTCCCGTCTTTTAAGCATTCCCTCGGGGCGCTAACAAAAAGGCCGTCTTTGCCCTCTATAATGCGATAGCCTTTGACAATAAAAGCGTCGCATATAGACAAGTCAAAAAACGCCTTTATATAGCCGTTGCCCTCTATCTTATGCAAGCGGACAATGCTTAACCTCATGGCGTCAACATCGATCCGGCGCCCTCTCTCGGATATGTCAAGCTCTACAATTTTAAACTTCTTTAGATCAGTCGAAGATATCCCGCAGTCAACCCTTAAATGGCGCATGAAATTTTTTGCAAGCGCTTTTGTGCGGAATATACACAAGTCCTCGAGTTCGTCGCTCGCCGGACAACCGCTTTCATTCAATACCTGATACGCTTTCATCTTTTTGATCCCCTCCTCTTTTTATGTTCGCAATACCTCTATATATTACCACTTAAAACGGGCGCACCCGTGCGCCTCTGTCCAGTTGCAAACGGTCTTGTCCGGATCGCACGCAGAACACGGCAAGATTAACCGTCCGCATTTCGGGCACGCTGTCCGCCTGTCAGCGGGTATATGTACCTCATTCATGCAATGCGGGCATACCTCATACGTCATATTGTCGGGCATAACCTCTCTTCGCCTCCTTCCTTTATATAAAGGCGTCCGGCCTCGTCAGTGCGGGCGCTATACCCGCAGACAGCCGGACGGCTCCGGCTGTTTCGGCCTGTCTATATTAGGCGCCGTCGGCGATCTCGGCGGGCTTCTCTCTTACAACAAAGCCGATCAACTGCCCGGCCTCGTTGCGTGTCTCTTTTATGACGTAATCGGTCGCAATGCCTCGATAGCTTGACCCTTGAGTGATTGCAACCGTAAAAACATCGCTGTCGGTCTTCTCATCATAGCGCCCGTCAACATCTATCCCTAAGCGCCAACCGTTCACCCTTGCCGAAATGCCGGAAGACTTCCCGCCTAAGCGGGACGCCTCGCCCCTTTGCCCTTGAATGCTTGCCCTAAACTGTGCCATTGTCCGCCTTCCCTTCTGCCCCTTATTGCGGGGCCGTTGTGCTACTGTATAGCCTCATCAGTGCGGGCCCATTACCCGCAGACAGCGCCCGCCCTCCATGCGGGCGCTGTTTCGGCTTGTGCGCCTATACAGCGAAGCGGGGCACAAAGCAGTCACGCAATGCGCCCGTTTCCCTGTCAATATGCGCCGTTATGCCGTGTATATCGTGCGCAAAGTCGAACGGCTCAGCGTTTAAAAGCTCGCTCAGCTTCAGCGGGCACCCGTTAAGGTGGCACGCTGTTATATCCATATTGAGCGATAGCGGATCCTTGACGCTTCCGGCCTTCGTCGCTCTCTTCACGATTGCGCCTATTGTCAAGGCGTCTTCCCTTGTTATATCCCATTTAATCATATTAAACCACCTCCCCTTTGATAATCGTTGACAACCGCCAACCGCACAACAGAACAAAAACGCCGTCCAATAATTCACGCTCGGCCGGTGTCGCTGTCTCGTATCGCTCTTTAATACTTGCGCTGTCTCGCTCCGGCCGGCCGTCGTCCGTTGCGATTGCGTGCGCTACTCTTTCAATAATGTTGTCGCCTTCTAATTTCATCCGCTCGCCTCCTCTCTATTTTTTGCGTTGTGTTTATTGTTTTAATTGTTTATATGGTAGTAATAAAAGTATATCATATTTGCGCTAATTGTCAATCAGTTTTTTAAAATAAATGGGGCTGTTAGCGGGCACGGTGTCGGGGCGTTTTTCTCCGTCGGATTAGTGTATAGTGTAATATAAACTCGCTACTATCGCAAATATGATTTTTGATGTTGTGGTCGTTGTGATAATATATTACATAAAATGTATATATGATTTTCGAGAACGGGCCCGAAATGATCACGGAAAGAGGGGCGCGCGCGGGCCTGTTTTAATCTCGTTTTTGTTGTGGTCGTTGTGAGTATAGACACTGTTAGCGGTGTAATAGTGTATAGTGTATGTTATACATAAATCATCATCATCATTTATATATATATAGGAAAAACGATCATTACATTACACTATTACACTCTCTTAACGAAAGTCAGATATTTAAACTTGTGCCCGCTTTCAGTGTTTTTGACGTTTCCGGCTCTGTGTATGTATAGGGCCTGTGTATATTGACAAAACACACGCCCGCTAATAGTCTAATATACACTATACACTATACACACGGCCCGCCCTCCGGCCCTGTCAGCCTGTCAGGCTGTCAGCCTGTCAGCACGTCCGGCCCTGTCAGGCTGTCAGGCTGTCAGGCTGTCCGGCCCTGTCAGGCTGTCAGGCTGTCAGCGGGCCCGCCGTGGCGGGGCCCGTCCTCCGTTTTCATCTTAAAAATGAAGTCGGCCCCCCGTATAGGGCCCCGAAGGGGACTGCCTATGTGATACTTAATACGACCCCGCTAATACGCCAACAGTTTTTTCAAAGACAATTAGCACAACCGGGCTTAAAAAATTTTCGGGTAAAACCATAGACAACTATCACAACACATTATTTTCTCGCTAAACCTTGACAATTATAAAAATATAATGTATACTTTATTATAAATAACCGAGAGCGCGAGGAGTGCTCCGACGAGAACCCACCGGAAAGAGATAGGAGAAACAATATGGCACAGAAAAGAATCTATGTAGCGAAGGTGCACGGCGAATACATCACACAGATAGGAGAGAACAGTAAGGTCCTTAAATCGTATAGGGCCACGTTCCGGCTTCCGGACGCGTCGGCGCCGCTCGGGATGATAAAGGGCAAGCTACTTATGCCTTTTCTCAAGAAGTTGGATCCGGGGGCGATTGCTCCTTATTCGTGGTATCTTGACGAAATCCGGCCCGAAGAGGGAGAATTTGATCCCGACGACCTTCCGGTGCTGTTTCAGACCTTAGATCAGCTCGCGGTGTACTGCAAGCGTCATAAACTGAGCGTGCCTGTTGAAGAGTACGGGAACCTCGAGATGGCCCGGCAGCATGTGATGCTCGCTAAAGACGACCCCCAGGCGTTCAAAAAGATCTTCGAGAAGTATCAAGAGACTATGACTTCTGAAAGAGAGCTCGAAGACCTCAATCAGAACTTCGAAGGTATCGGCCAGGCGGGCGGAGAAGTCGATGTTGACCCGCTGACAGGTAAGACAACGGCGTCGACGAGAAAGACCGCGCCGGTTAAAAAAGCGAAAACGCCAGTGGCGGAAGACGAAGAGGCGGTGTTGTCATAAATGGCCAAAGTCACGCGTATTTATTCCATAGTGTGCCCGTCGTGTGGGGGTTCGGGGTGGATTAACTCGCCCCGGCCCGTGAGCGCGAGCGCTACTGAAGTGTGCCCCGCGTGTAAAGGGAATAAGACGACAATAGTGACCGAGATAGTTGAAGGGGACAGCGTATTAAGAACATGAAACCGCCCGCTATTATCAAAAAATCAGGCCCCGCCGTGAAGATAGAAAAACACGGTGGGGTGAGTGTCCCTATAGGGAAAGTGACTTCGCTTGAGGATTTCGCGAAAAAGTCCTTAGAGACGAACGCGCTTTCTGAGTATACGGGGCCGGAACTGCGTTTTTACGGGCGCAACAATATTGATGTGGCGATAGCGACGCTAATAGAAGACGCGACGCTTGGCTTGCCCTCGGCGAGAACCGAGCTACTTGACCGGGTTTTAGGAAAACCTTTGCAGCGGCAAGACATAAAAAGCCAAAATGTCACGCTTATTGGCTTCTTAGATCAAGTCGCGGCGATAGACGCTGAGGCGGAAGTCGTCGATGAACTAAGCTAAAGAAGGAGAAAATGCGTATGCCAAAAAAGTTAGAAGCCGCGCTTCGACGAGAAGCGGAGAAAAAAGGATTAAAAGGCGCGCGTAAAGATGCCTATATATACGGAGGTCTTCGCCGGATGGGTTGGAAACCTAAAGGCGAAAAATGACCTTGCCGCCCGACGATAGCGAAGTGTCTACGCAGCGGTTAGAAACATTTACGCGTTTACGTGAAACACTGCCCTATTACAGCCGTCATTGCCTTAAAGTCCGCAACAAAGCCGGGCAACTTGTGCCTTTTATATTCAATAAAGCGCAGACGTATCTTCATGCGCGATTAGAAGAACAGCGCCGACGGATAGGAAAAGTGCGCGCTGTTGTTGTGAAAGGGCGTCAACAAGGCTGCTCGACATATATATCCGCGCGGTATTTTCACAAAGCGACGTTGAAGACAGGAACGAACGTCTTTATCTTGGCGCATATAGCGGATTCGACCCGACACATCTTTAAGATGGTCGGGACTTTTTATGATAACTGCCCCGAACCGATGAAGCCGGCGGTGCGTATATCCAATCAGCGTAATCTTGAATTTGATGGCATAGGATCCGAGTATTCAGTTGGTACCGCCGGGTCGGCGGATATAGGCCGATCTATGACGCTTCAACTCTTCCACGGATCCGAAGTCGCGTTTTGGCCGAATACGGATGAGCTTATGGGTGGTGTTATGCAAGGCATAGCCGACCTTCCCGGGACTGAGATCATATTCGAATCTACCGCGAACGGCCTGGGGAATATGTTCCACTCACTTGCGATGGCGGGGCTGAAAGCTGATTCCGATTTTATAACGATATTCATACCCTGGTTTTGGCAAGACGAGTATAAAGCCGAAGTTCCCCACGGTTTCTGCCCGACGGAAGAAGAAGCGAAACTTATGGACACGTTCGGTTTGACCGCCGAGCAAGTCTATTGGCGCCGGAAAAAAATCAACGATTCTTTTGGCGGCAAAGTTTGGGAGTTCATGCGTGAATACCCGTGCACGCTTCAAGAAGCGTTCATCACTTCCGGCGAATCGCTGTATTCGGGCGAGCTTATCGAAAAAGCCCGGAAAAATGAAAACGGGGATCCGGGCGCGCCGTTAGTGTTAGGGGTAGATCCGGGCCGTTCGGGAGACGATACGGCGTTCTGTTGGCGCCGGGGCCGAGAAGTTGTGAAGAAAAAAGAGTATAACGATATGGACGAGATGAAGATTGTTCATCTTGTCGCGGCGGAACTTGATAAAGGACAAGTGCAAATGTGCTTTATCGATGTGGGCCTGGGGTATGGCGTCGTCGATAGACTGCGGGAACTTGGATATGGTAAATGGGTCCGGGGCGTGCACTTCGGCGAGAGCGCGACGGAAAACGAGATATATCTCAATAAGCGGACTGAAATGTACGATGAGGCCCGGAAATGGTTCGAAGACGGCGGAGCGAATATCCCCGACGACGATTCTTTCGCGACAGGACTTCTATCGATACCGCCATTAAAACAGACGGTGGGTAGAAGTGTCTTAGCTCTTCCGGCTAAAGACGAAATCAAGAAGAATATGTCGACAGAACAGAAGCAGTTTTTAAATCAAGTCGATGCGTTCATCCTTACATTCGCGTTCCCTATAGCCAGGGGTGCTACAATAAATCGTGTTACGAGGACCGAAGCGCCGACAGTACGTGTTAAGAGCCCTCTCTCGACGGTGAAACGCTTTGCTAAGAACAAGGGATCCAATCCAAATTACGAAACTAAGATAAAGTTAATTTGACTTTCTAAAAAACAACGTGTATACTTACAGTCAAATATAACATTGGAGTATAATATATGGGCGTATTAGGGGCTTGGTTTCAAAAAACTTTTACCCCGTCTGATTCTGATAAGCAGAGCGGCGCTGAGTATAATGCCGCGTATAATGCTTCTCAACAGGCGGCGGCCGGAAGCATAGGTAATCTGACCGATGAGGAGATTAAAGCGGGGGTGTCGAGCCGCGCGTTTCGTCTTGGCACGTATTTCACGTCCCCGACAGGGGTTCTGAATTCCGCGCCCAGGCGGGGCACGAAATTGATCGGTACTAAGTAAAAACACAGGAGGATAGTGTCATGGCGCAAGATGGGTATGGGTTAGCGTATTTGAATTTTAACGAGATTCCGCTTTCGGCCACAGCGGCCGCTGCCGGCGATTTCGTCGTTGTTCAGCGGGCGTCCGGCATTCTACAGCGAATAACTGTAGCCAATTCCGGGTTCGGAGCGGGCGCAACCGGTCCGACAGGTCCCGTAGGGGCGACCGGAGCGACAGGAGCTACAGGCGCAACCGGAGCAACCGGTCCTACCGGAGCAACAGGCGCGACGAGTGGTATCGTTGGTCCGACCGGAGCAACTGGTCCTACCGGAGCAACTGGTCCTACCGGAGCAACTGGTCCTACCGGAGCAACCGGTCCTACCGGAGCAACCGGCCCGACAGGCCCGACAGGCCCAACAGGCCCGACAGGTCCTACAGGCACGTAGTCTTTGCGACCAAAGCACTCCCTACATCAGCCCTTTTTGGGCTGATGTAGGGGGTCTGCCTATTAACAAAAAGGGGACCCGTCTATCGTGGCAAAGTCTATCGATTATCTTATCAAAAAACGCAGTATGCTTGTAACTGAGCGCGCTCCGTGGGACAATCAGTTTGAGGTTCTCGCGGAATACGTTTATGCCCGCAAAATGGGTTTTCAATCCGAAACCTCCCCAGGTGAATTTAAAAACGATGGATCTATAAACGATTCTACAGCCTCTCGCGCGCGGCAAGCTATGACGTCCGCCATTATGGGATCTCTGTGGAAGACCGGCGGCCGCACTTTCCGTTTAAAAGCTCCGGATTTCATAACGAAGACCGATGAGAATAAAAAATATTACGAGAGTATCAATCGTGTAATATATAAGTATATGGAATCTGAGAAGGCCGGGTTTGAACTCGCTTTTCAAGAGACGCTCGATGAAGAAGCGACTTTTGGTACCGGGGCGTTCGGAGTATTCCAGGGCGACTATAAAAATCCTCTTGTTTTCAAATGTTGGTCCCTTCAGACACTCAGGATCTCACAGTCGACAGACGAATTCGTAGACACTCTTTACTTCGATGAAAAACCCACCATTGAACAGCTCGTCAATACCTATGGCATAGAAAACGTAAGCGCTTCCGTCAAAGAAAAATATAAAGACGAAAAGACACGTTTAGAGAGAGTGCTTATTTGTATTGCGATTGAACCCCGTACGAACGAAGACAAAAAAGACGCGCCAAAGGCCGGGAATAAAGCCATGCCTTTTGCGACATACCATTTTGAAGTAGATAATAAACATATCCTTAAAGAGAGCGGGTATACAGAACTTCCTTCGAAAGTAAGTCGTTGGTATAGGCTCGCGAACGAAATGTACGGCAGAAGCCCGGCTATGGACGCGCTTCCGGCAATCATGCAGCTTAACGCGCTTAAAGAAGCCTTCATTGTGGGTGTCGAGAAGAAAGTTGAGCCTCCGCTATACACAATGGATGATGGCAGTCTCGGCGCCGCGGTAGTAGACACTTCTGCGGGCGGTCTTTCAGTATTCAATGTATCGGGCCGTCTCAATGGACAGCCGCCGGTCGGGGTAATATTCGATGTAGGAGAGTTACAAAGTCTTGTCACAGCCATCGAAGGCTTCCGTACCGAGATAATGAACCATTTCCTTATCGATAAGCTATACGACCTCAATAACAAAACCCGCATGACCCTCGGTGAAGCCGAGATTCGCTATGACATAAGATCCGATGCGCTGTCGAGTGTTTACTCTCGTATATTTAACGAACAGCTTACCCCCATAATCGAACGGTCAGTAAATATACTATTCGAAATGGGGTTATTGGGTATAAGCGAAATGGATGAGGCCCGGGATAAAATTTTGAAAGCGAATGGGATAGATCCGATAGAGATTCCCCAGGAAATACAAGACGCCATTCTATCCGGGAAAGATTTTTACGAGATAGAATACATATCACCCGCGGCGCAGTTACTAAGAGCGTCAGAAAAAGCGGGAGTGAATGAAACTGTTAACGCAGTGCTTGCGTTGGCCGCGGTCGATAAATACGCTATGGAATATCTCGACGTAGGAGAGACGATAGAAGCTATAAGAGATTTAGGCGGATCTCCTTCGCGTATACTTGTGGCTATGGAAACTGCTAAAGCCAATATACGTTCTCGAAAACAGGCGGAAGCTGAAGCTCTTGAAGTCGAAAAAGCGCGTCTTGCGTCAGAAGCGGCGAAGAATGTCGCGGGAGCCGGCAAATCCGGAATGGAAGCGACAATGGTAGGACAGCCGGCATGAAGAAAAACGAAAAGGCCGCCGCGCAATATTTGAAGATGGTAGGTGTCGTCTCAAGAGTTGCCAATACCGAAGACGGAAGAGCGCTCTTGAATTTTTTATATCGAGATACGGGATTTGCTTTACCTTCGACAGTTGTGACGAAGACAGGAAAAGTCGATGTAGAAGGAACTTTTCACAACAACGCCCGCCGGGACGTATATCTTCGGCTAAGACAGTTTATGATACCGGAAGTCATAAAATCTGTCGAATTGGATTTCAAAGTAAAAGAAGAAGAGGAGGTACCCAAAGATGGCAACAGGAGCTAATGGCGGTGGAAATGGTGGCGGAGGAACAGGGCCCGCGGGCGGCGGAGCAGCTCCGCAGCTTACAAATTTAATCCCTGAATCATACCGAGACAGAGATTGGGTCAAGCAGAATACAAAAGACCCGGAATCCTTTTTTAAATTCGTTGATAATCTGAATACAGTCGTAGGGAAAAAAGGCGTTATTATCCCCGGAGAGAAAGCCACTCCGGAAGAGATAACCGCTTTTCGTTCCGCGCTCGGAGTACCGGCTAAACCTGAAGAGTATGAGTTTGCCGAAATCGAAGAGTTAAAAGGCTCGAAGAGAATACCCGAGACAGACGCAGCCGTCAAAAAGCTCATGCACGATGCCGGGATCCCGAAAGAAGCGGCGAAGAAGTTACAGATGGGCTTCGAGAAGATGATGTATGCTGAACACAAGAAAATGTTGGACGCCAATAAGGCGCTCGACGAAGCCTTCGATAAGGAAACGACAAAGCTCTTCGGAGATAAGAAAGAAGCAGTAATCGCGAACGCGAAAAAGCTCATAGAAGAAAACGCGGGTCCGGAAGTGCTTCCGATGATAGATAAGCTCGACAATAATGCGCTTATCGTATTGACGGCCGCGCTTAACGGTATCGTCAATAAGTATGTCAAAGAAGACGCTTTTCGCGGAGGCGGCGGTGGTGGCGGGGGCGGCGCAGAGACTTACGAAACTCTTTCTGCGCAGCAAAGAGAGTTGATGAAGAATCCCGCGTTTACAGATTTCCGTCATGCGGACCATCAGAAAGTTATGGATCAGAATAAGAGTCTGATGGATAAGATGCGCGCGATTAAAAAATAAATTTGCTTTTTTAAAGTTATTAGTGTATATTTACAAGTGATATAGCGGGGAGCGCATTCGCGTCCGTTATATTCGGGGGCACCCACCCACAGGCGGTGCACCGGCGTCCGTTGTTGCGGGGAGCGCCATTAGACAAAAATGGTAGTTTAACGTAACAACGGAGGTTTCACATGGCAGCTCCTATAGATAATGTCCTAATAACACAGTTCAGTAATCTTCTTCACGTCCAGGCGCAGCAGACCAAATCCCGGCTTATGGGTCGTTTCAGATCAATACCCATGACCGGCGATGAATGGGCCTATGATGGCACCGGCCAGGTCCAGGCGCGCACCGCTAATGAGCGGAACCCCAGGATCAATCCTACGAACCCCGATTTCACCAGGCGTAGAATGTTGAGAGACAGGGTTGTCGTCGAACTCATTGTGGACAACCGCGATGTAAGAGGTATGTTCGAGAACCCGAGCTCTAAGCTCGTTCGCGACTGTATGTACGCGATATACCGAAAAGCGGACGCTATCGGTATCGCGGCGCTGTTCGCTGATGTAGCGACAGGCCGTAGGTTCGATACCACGGTGACATTCGCCGGCGGCGGCGGTCAGACCGTTAACGCGACGGCCGGGTTGACGTACGCGAAGCTCCTCGAAATCAGAGAGAACTTCCGTTCGAAGGAAGTCGGAACCGATATGCCTGAGAACATCGTTCTCGGTATTTCGGAACAGGAAGAGACACAGCTCTTCAACATCACTCAGCTCACATCGGGTGATTTCAGCCGTCAGTACGTTGTCGATAAGGGCCAGGTTGTTTCTGCGCTCGGTATGGACATCGTGACTTTCGGTAGCGCGGTAGACAACCCGCAGCTCGCGGTCGCTTCTTCAGTGAGAAGCTGCTTCGCCGCGTCCACAGAAGGTATCATTTATGGTATGTCGAAGGAATTCGGAGTGAAGGTTATTCCGGATTACCCGGGATATATCGAGAGCACGTATATCCAGGTTCTCGGTGAGATAGGCGCTGTCAGGGCCGACGAGGACAGGGTTCAGAAAGTCACCACGACCGCTTCGTAAGCGGACGTTACGTATTTCCCCTCGGCCATAATGGCCGAGGGGCTCTTTAAAAACTAAACTTACGGAGGGTTCAATCATGGCAGTCATAAACGCGTATGTGTCCACCGACACACAGAATGTGAAGCAGAGCGGCGGAGAGCCGATAGTCATGGTGACGCAGTTCGAAGTCGCCGCGGCCGATTCCGACGGTTCGATTTATCGCTTGTTCAAGGTGAACAAGAATCTTGTCCCGGTTCGCATCGATATTAACTGCGATGCTATGACCGGTTCAACGGCCTGGGATCTCGGCGTCTATAAGACGCTCGAGAACGGCGGCGCTGTAAAAGACGCCGACGTAATGATGGCGAACGCGGACCTGTCCGCGGGTAAGGCCATCGGCTCCGAGCAGAACGGTTTGGCGGATCTCACTATCGCTAAAATCGGGAAGCAGATATGGGAGCTTGCCGGCGAAACCGACGAGAACGACGCCGACGATACGTATGACCTCGCGTTAACGGCCGATACGGTCGGAAGCGCGGCGGGCACCGTAGCGGTACGCGCGATATTCGTCAAGACCGCTTAGTATCAACGTAGTTAATAACCTGAAAAGCGTACCACCCACCGCATAGCGGGCCGGCGGTACGCTTTTTTGGGATAAGGAGTGCTTATGCCGGCAATACTCAGTGAAGTTGACCTTTGTAATATGGCCTTAGATTTACTGAAGATCCCGCCTATTACGAATATCCGTGACCCTAAAACACAGGCAGAATCTACCTGTAGCCGATGGTATGATACTACCCGGCGACAGATTCTCCGGGATCATCCCTGGAATTTCGCCAAAGCCCGAGCCGTGCTCTCGAGGAATGCAACGGCGCCTCTATTCGGGTACCCCGACAAATACGCATTGCCTAATAATTTTATAAGGCTGCGCTTTATTGGGGATGATGTGGATAGCCTGTTGATATACGACTATCAGATAGAAGAGGGTTTTATCTGCATAGATAACAGCGGAGGGGATTCGCTCAATATAGGGTATATTAAGGATCAGCTCAATGTCAATGAGTATGATGAGCTCTTTAAGAACTACCTGGCACAGCTCTTAGCCTACAATATGGCGTATGCTTTTAGTGGGAAAGAGACGCTCCGCCAGGGGGTTAAAAAGATGTTAGATGAAACCCGTATGTCGGCCAGGGCGATTAACGGTCAGGACAACCCCCCGAAACGTATTACCCGTAGTAAATTTATGGGGGCGCGCAGAACATACGCCACAGGACAGGTTAACCGATCTAATCCTGAAATAATCCCGGGGGCATAAATGCAAAGATCCAATCCTCTCTTCAATTTCGCGGGAGGCTTGCTTACTAAGAAACTTTTTGGGCGTACCGATTTACCTACATACCCCATAGGGTCTTCTATTCTTCGAAATTTTATAGGAGAGGTCCAGGGTCCCGATTCGTTTAGATGGGGCTTTCGATACGTCATTCCTACCCGGCTCAATGGAATTACAAATCTTATCCCTTTTATATTCAATGACGACCAGGCATATGCTCTTGCTTTTTCCGACGGTAAATTTCGTGTATTTTCGGATGGTGGGGTAATTACCGAAGATGCTAAAACGATAACAGGTATTGTTATAGGCACCGGCGTTATCACTTCAAATACGCATGGGTATTCTACAGGAGATCAGATACTCATATATGATGTGGTAGGCACTACTGAGCTAAATAATAAATATTTTCTTGTCGTGAAAATAGATGCGCATACATATACCTTGAAAGATCTTGACGGTAACGCGATAGATATGTCAACCTATGGCACATATATATCCGGGGGTAAAACCGAAAGAGTATATGAAGTAACCTCACCGTATGCTGAAGCCGATATTTTTGACTTAAAATACGCGCAAAAAGCCGACCTTATGTACATAGTCCATCCGGACTATGAGCCCCGAAAACTTATTCGTAGTGGGGAAACGAGTTGGTCGATTTCAACTTTTATTCGAACAGAAGATCCTTTTACGGTGGCCATCACCGGTGCTACTCAAGCCGCCGCTTGTCAGATTACCGCGACAGATCATGGGCTTGAGACGGGAGATGTAATCGAAATTTATGGCGTGGTAGGTATGACACAGCTTAACGGAAATACGTATTCTGTGGTTAAGACAGGCGCTAATACTATAACGCTTAAAGACCCCGATACACTTGTCGATATAGACAGCACCGGGTATACCGCCTACTCTTCCGGTGGGTACCTCTTCAAACAAGGTAATATGCCCGGTGCTGTTGGTTTTTATGGCGGCCGAGTATTTTATGGGGGTACTAATGATGATCCTGAAACTTTTTATGGAAGTCGCGCGCCGGATGATGATGGCACGCCCCGTTATGACGATTTTACAGTAGGTACGGACGCAGCCGATGCTATCGTATTTCCTATTTCTTCGCAGAACAACACCGCCGATAGGATCCGTTGGTTTGCGGGCACGAATAAATTTTTAGCGATAGGTACTTACGGGGGTATATATAAAGCATATGGGGCGACAGAAGGCGCGCCCATTTCGGGTACAGATATAACGGTACAGCCTGTAGATTTTTATGGAGCACAGAATATTCTTCCCGTTCGTGTTGGCACAAGCCTTTTTTATGTACAAAGAGGCGGCCTTGTTCTTAATAGATTTGCGTATAGTATTCTCGACGACAGTTATTCTTCAGAGGATCTAAACGTATTATCGGATGAGCTCACTAATACCGGCATAAAACAGCTTACTATTCAACAGGGACGTTTGAATATTATATGGGGTGTAAGGAATGACGGTATACTCTTAGGCATATCCTCCAAAGAGCAAGAAAAAATAGCATCATGGCATACGCATTATATGGGGGGTACGGACGCTAAAGTACTAAGTGCTTGTGGAGAGCCGCAGCCGAACAATAATGATAATCTTTGGATTGTTGCCGAACGTACTATAGATGGGGTCACTCGTCGGTATATGGAGTATTCGATTATGGATCCTGTACTCCCGGAAGAAGAAGACTACTACACTGACGCGGAGAATGAAGAGACGGATATAGACGCTTTCCATAACGTACAGTATGAAACCGCGAAACAACTTGTAAGAGTTGATTCGTCTTTAACGATAGATACTTCTCAAGAAGTGACACTTACTCCCGATGCCGTTACCGGGGACGGGATTACTTTTACCGCCGGCGGGAACGTATTCACTGCTGACGATGTAGGACGAAGAATATATCGAAAATTTGTAACCGGGTATGAAAGCGGTATCGCTGAAATAGTCTCTTATGTCTCTCCGACAGAAGTGACCTGTAATATTTTAGTTGATTTTGATAGTACGGACGCGATACCGGCGGAATGTTGGTATCTGACGGTAACGTCTTTACAAGGGTTAGATCATTTAGAAGGCGAAGAAGTTAAGATAGTGGTCGATGGAGCCGTTCATCCGGTACAGACAGTTACCGACGGCGAAATCACTCTTGATTCGCCGGCAACAGTTGTCCATATCGGTTTAGGGTATAGGGGATGGCTTAGAACAATGCCTCTTGAATCGCGAAGCCTTTCCGGATCTTCTATGGCTATGACTTCGACCATAAATAAAATAGGCATTATGTTCAGACACTCTCTTGGCGTGAAATATGGCACAAGCCCCTATATACTTGAGCAGATGGTATTTCGTACAACGAACGACCGCGTGGGGCAGCCCCCGCCGCTATTCTCCGGGGTAGTTGAAGTCAATATCGCGGACGGATATGGGTTGCAAAAATTTATAAACATTATTCAGGACGAGCCGTTACCGTGCACTATTCAGGCCATAATACCGTTCGCTGATGTGACGGAGGAGCAATGAAAACATTTCCTTTTCATGCAGAACACTTGAAAATAATGGATATGCGCGCATATGAGCGCGATAAAGTGTACCCCTATCTTCCGCAAGAGATGCTCGATTATTACTCGTCTCTTGGACACGCGTATACTTTAGTTAAAGATGGACGTATAATAACGTGTATCGGATGGGTGCCTTTATGGCCCGGGGTGTACGAAATATGGCAGATACCTTCCGTCTATGTCGCGGAAGATCCTCTCGATTATGTAAAGACGCTGAAAGAGTTCATTACCGTATACACGGAGAAGCTGAAAGCCCATCGTATTCAGACGCATTCTCCGGCGGATAAATTACACGATAGATGGATGCAATTTATGGGTTTTGAATGTGAAGGAACTTTATTACAATACAGTCGTTTTAAGGAAGACTATCGATTGTGGAGCCGGAGGTTTTCATGGGAGCAGTAGCAGTAGCCACTACGGCCATTGGTGCCGGGCTAAGTATATACCAGGGGGTACAACAGAACGCGTCTTTTAAAGCCCAGGCGGCGACTACGCGCTCATACGGTCAGATACAGCAATTTGAGGCTAATCGTGAAGCGGAGCGTATCGAAGACGACGGTAATCGTTTTGCGCAAAGACAAAAGTTAGCGTATATCGGCAGCGGAGTTGAATACGGAGGATCTGCTGTCGTCACCATAGCGCAGACGAAAAAATGGGCCGCGGCGGAAGCAAGCGCGAAACGCGCTCGAGGAGCGGCGCTTATGGATTACAGTATGCAGACAGCCCGTATTCAGGAAGGGCAAGGAAGAGCCGCTCTTGTAGGCGGTTTTGCTGATGCGACAGGTAAGGTATTCAATTATGCTGAAGCGAAAGGGTGGATAAAATAATGGGTTCTATTCCTCAATATCAAAGAGAGCAATTCGCTTCTACATATGTTGGAGGCGCACAGCGCGATGATAGTGGCGCCGCTATAGCCGGAGCGGTACAAGAAGGGGTCGTGGAGCCGGCCCGTAAATCGGCTATTGCTAATTTAAAAGCAAGAGAAGACGCGGCTACCGATTTACAGGCGAACAATGCTGTTATCGAATATGGCCTTGCAGTTCAAAAAGGCTTAGCAGATCTTCAAAAGACGTATGCCTCTGATCCTAATAAATACATAGACGCGTCTCAAGCCTTCCTTCAGAAAGAGGCGGATTCTTTTTCCGGTTCGATAAGTGATGATAGAGTAAAAACAAAGTTTAACGCCGCGGCGGCGACAATGAAACGCGCGGCCATTACGCCGGCCTTCGAATGGGTACAACGTCAACAGGGTACAATAGCCACTCTATCTGTGGAATCGGCGGCCAGGGCAACCGCACTCGCGGCGAGTAAAGCCCGGACGATAGAAGAATACAAGCAAAACGTGGCAGCGCTCGATGAGACAGACAAATTGGCTGAAGGCATAGTAGACCTCAAAACTCGGGAAGAGATCAAAGCTAAGGCCCATAAGGCTTCAATAGAGGCATTTATTTTCAATAACATACAGAATGACCCTATATCCGCGAAAAAGATGTTGGAAAGCGGTAAACTCGACAAAATGCCGGGCTTTGACGCGGCCCTTAAAGCAGAATACATATCTAAGGCAGAGACAAAACTCAGGTCAGATCAGCGCGCCCTTCAAAACGATATGAGGGACAATGCTAACCGTATGAGTATGCGGGCTATCGCCGGCGCGGTATCGGTCGAAGAGATAGAAGCCGCGATGGAATCTACGGATCCCGGAATCCGCATATCCACTACCGATGGCAAGACCATTTTAGGGGCGCTTGTCCGGACAGTCAGGACAGATGCCGAGGATTTGGCTAATCGAGACAAAGAGGCGCGTAGTTATCTCGATATGCTCGAAAAGTTTGTAGACGACAATGTGGACCGCGCGCAATTTCAACAGAAAGTCCTTCAAGTCTATCAGGACGGCCATAAAGACGGCCAGGAGCTTGTGTTCTTATCGCAGTTGAAGAATGATTTGAATAACATCGAGACAGTGAAAAAACGTCAAGATGTGGCCCGGGCTATCGATTCGGCGGCCGCGACTTTTAAACAGCTTGGAATTAACACCGAGAAAAAAGCCGATTTTATGAAAAGCCTGGTATTCAGTATCTATGCTAAAAACGCTAATCCGGACACAGCCATGCGACGAGTAGCGGGGCAAGCGTTAGTCGAACGGCTCGGTATTACCGATACAACTGTTATAGATAAAGAGGGTTTAACTTTTAAAGACAGAAACGGAAAAGGCATAACGATATATCGTTCTCGGGTACCTAATGAAGACGACGTATATTACTATAAAGAGGTAAGTCCCTAATGGCTTTTTTAGATCCTAAAAATACAGAGGGTGGCGATAAGATAGATTGGTCGACCATGAAGCCGGTATACGGAGGCAAGTCCGATTCGGCCGTGGCGACAGAAGATGCGCTGTCTTCTCAGATAGATTGGGGCTCGATGAAAGCCGAAGAGCCTAAAGCCGGAATGCCGGCCCCGACAGTCATAGATCCTGTCGAGGGCTACTACTCGAGAAGCCGGATAGATAAAGCATTACAGCTTAGTCGAGATATGATGCGGTTCGCCATCCCCTCTATGGAAGAATTACCTTCGCTTATTCCCGGGCAGAAGACCGGTGTTCCGAATGTGATAAAATTTGCCGGGCAAATGACGCAAAAAGCAGCGATGCCGTTAGTGCCTGTTGAGGGGATGGAAGAGATTTTTAACGCCGCGACAGATGTACTTTTTACGCGTCCTTTATCTGCGCTAACTGCTCTTGCGGTTGATACACCTTTTGACGGTTCGGGGCGTACAGGTGTTCTTGAGACAGTGTACAAAGGATATACACAGCCCGAAAAATATCCGCCGACGGAAATGGTAACTGCTCTTATTGATTCAGGAATGGAGCCCACTTCCGCTGCGGTGCTCGCCACATTAGGACAGTTTGGATTTTACCTGGGCGCCGGTGAAGCTATGGCGAATGTAGTTACGACAGGCAAAGTGAAATTACTGCAAGGCGCGGTCAAGAATATAGGCGATGCTGTTCAAGAAGCGCAAGGGCAAGCCGGAGCGGTGGTTTCCTTAAAGCCTGAAATTGCTAAAGCCGTCGCGGAGCATTCCGATTTAGCGACTGTTGTAGATATATACGCGAAGAGTAAGAATTTTAGGCTACTCCGTAATCACGGTTCGGTCGAGCTACTGTCGTCGGGAGAAGTGCCGTTACTTGAAGGCCCTGGGGCTAAAGTTCCAAAAGATATTAAGACGTTTGGGATTAAAGCACCCACTCAAGGACGTTTTTCTATGCAAAGTGAACTCGGCAAGGCTTTTGGAAAAATAGAAGGCACGGAAGCCAGTATTTCAGGTATAGAGGCCGCGAAAAAAGGTCAAGGATATTTTGAAAAAGTAATCGAAGATCTATCTAAAATGGGGGTTAAGACGCTCCGAGTAAAGATACAAAGCGAATCTTCCCGAGCGGCGCTTAAACGATTGGTAGATAAAGGAGTATTGGTTAACCCTCGCGATTTAACCGGGGTAAGTACAGATGAGTACCCTACTACTTTCGATATAAAAGGTAAGACCGAAAAGCCTTCGCAAAAAACTTCTGAAGTTACTCAAGATACCGGCGACACATACGCGCTTAACCGTGATATAGCTCTCGCTAACGAACAGAATGCCACTCCAATCCGTGACGCTATAGCTCGGACGGGCGAGAGGATTAGCGAAGAGGCTAATCGTGCTTTTGTTCCTGTCTCTACTCGATTCGCTAAGATATCCGAAGACCTGAAGCACGCCCTCCGTAAGTTCGAATTCAGGCAAAGGAGAGCGACATTCGCGGATCTTGAGAAGGTTAAACCTTTCCTGGACAAGTATTCGAAACTGCCGCCTAACGATGCCTTAGATTTGGATTTTGCGCTGAAAAATAGAGACGCGGCGAAGGTCGATGAGATTATAAAACGGAATGATATGACGAAGGAATTTGAGGCTGTCAAAGCTCTTCTCGACGATATACACGCGCGGGCAACCGCGGCGGATATAGGGCTCGGGTTTATTGAAGAGTATTTTCCGCGTCGGATAGGGGATTCCGAGGGATTCTTGCAGTATCTCCGTAATTCGGAAAACTGGAATGCCATAGATCAGGCCATCGCTATTCAGGAAGAAGCTCAAGGGTATGCGATGCTCGATACTGAGAAAGCGGATTTTATCAATAAACTTCTGCGTGGTAACGGTGGTACCGGCATATGGCTTCGTTTACCCGCGAATGTTAAGGCCCGTATCATTGATGTTATAAAGCCGGAGATGAATCAGTATTATAAAGACAGCGCCCAGGCCCTTCTTGATTACATAGAAGGCATGGACATGGCTATAGAAACACGTAAGTTTTTTGGTAAAGGTGAAGGGGAGATAGAATCGAGTATCGGAAATTACGTAAAAGAATTGCTCGATGAGGGGATGATAGATACCTCTCAGGCGAAGGCTGTCCGGGATATTTTAAAAGCGAGATTCAATCAAAAAGGTACGCAAGGACTATGGACTACATATAAGAATCTATCATATCTTGCGACGATGAATTCTCCTCTTAACGCTATCACACAGATAGGAGATTTGGCTTTTGCTCTCTATAGAAACGGGTATTTCCGAACGGGAAAAGCTCTCTTTACTAAAGGGTTGAAAAAGGAAGACGTCGGCATTCATAATATCGCTCAGGAATTTTCGGGTGACGCAAGCCTTTCGAATAAGGCCGTTACTCAAGTGTTCAAAGCCATAGGGCTCGATAAAATAGACAGGATAGGTAAAGAGGCGCTTATCAATAGTTCATGGGAACGTCTCAAGAAGGAAGCGGCTACCCGAGGAGACGAGCTTTTGCCGGAGTTAGAGATGATTTTTGGGGAAGAGGCCCCTCAAGTATTGGCGGATCTTAAAGCCGGCGACGCGAGTGAGAACGTAAAGTATCTTCTCTTCTCTGAACTTTCTGATTTTCAGCCGATATCGCTGTCGGAGATGCCCGAGTATTATTTACGCGGCGGTAATTGGCGTATACTGTATATGCTTAAATCGTATACGTTGAAAGTCATAGACGCTTATCACAACGAAGTTTTTAGGCAGATGAAGACAGATCCGGTTAAAGGTATGCAGAACTTTATCCGGCTTACCGCGGCGCTTACCCTTATGGGGGTAACGGCCGATTGGCTTAAAGATTTTATCTTGGGTAAGACAAAAGAGCTATCGAATTATGTCCTGGACAACCTTCTCAAGACGGCGGCGCTCAATAAGTATACGATAGCGAACGCTAAAAAAGAAGGAATAATAAACGCTTTTTGGCAGTCGATAATGCCCCCGACGCCTTTTGTAGATACAGTCGCCCGGGATATGATGAGTAAAAAAGATATCGCGGATTGGAAAACATGGAGTAAAATACCATTCGTCGGTACTTTTTATTATTGGTGGCTCGGAGGCGGCTCAAAAGAACAAAAAGGACCCGCACGCTACAGGTAGTTTGATTTGCTTTATCTGTAACGTATGGTATACTTTAATCATAATAATAGCATATAAGCGAAGGGGTGCGGACAATGGCGATAAATGAAGTTGTGACTAAAATTGAGGAGCAAGGTAATGGCACGAAAGTCGATTTTGACTTTCCATTCGCCATATATGAAGTAACGGATCTTGTCGTCTATAAAGTAGTGCGCGCGACAAAAGCCCTGGGGGATCCTCTCACTTATGGTGTTGACTATACTGTGGCTTTTGACCCCGGCATAGAGAGTAGCGGCACTGTCACATTCACAGTAGCGCCGACAACGCTTGAAGATTCACTCATTGTAAGTGCTATCCCCGCCACGCAGACAGTGCGGCTTCCTATCAACAGTAAATTCAGAGAAGAGCAGATGGAAAGCATGGGCGACCGTGTTACCCGTGTCGTACAGCAAGTTAAAGAAGAGGTCGACAGGGCTATAAAAGTTAATCTCCCCTTCGCTATTACCGGTACACTTCTTGATCCTGAGCCGGGTATGATTATAGGGTGGAATAGTACGGGGGACGGTATACAGAATTATACCCCAGGCGCTACCGGCCCTACCGGTGCTATGGGTCCTCAAGGACCCACCGGAGCTGCATCTACAGCACAAGGGCCGACAGGGCCTACAGGTGTTGGAGTTACTGGCCCGACAGGTCCCCAGGGGGCTACTGGCCCGACAGGCTCCCCCGGGCCGTTCGTAGGTACGTTTACGAACGCTTCTCTTACCGCGGGAGTGCTTACTATCAATCATACGCTTGGTCTTTCGGCTCCATATACATTGATAGTATCAATTTTCGATAACGCGGGAAAACAGATAATTCCCGACGAAGTAACGGGAAGCGCGAACAGTGTAGCCATAGATCTGACAAGCTATGGAGTGCTTACCGGAACTTGGGGGTATAGATATATATGAGAGTAGGAAAAAAGCAAGTCTTAGGAACGCTTAAAGCTGACGCTTTCGTAAAGATATATGATAGTGGAGAACTCGCTGCGTCGGCCACTTCTGTCGCTATTTCAGGGCTTAATGGTGATACGGATGAGGAGTACATTATACGCTGCCGTCTTGTAAGCGGTGCGGCTGATTCAGTATTCGAAATGAGATTAGCCGGAGATACAGGTAACAACTACGGACACCAGTTTCTTTACGGCAATAACACCTCACCGGCCGCGGCACGGGATGTAAAAACTTTTTGGTATCTTGGCGGAAGTGACTGCGATAGTGGAGAAAGTGCGTATTCGGAAGTTAGACTATACGCTAAGACAGGTTTTATCCGAACCGCTTTAGAAATTACGGCGAGTAAAATTGCTACCACTACTATAACAAGTATTTGGCGTATGGGTTTATCCTGGAATGACACTTCTACCAATATTACGTCGATAACCGTGCTTGCCGACCAGGCCAACGGTCTTGGTGTAGGATCCCGTATAGAGGTATACGCGAAAAGGAGCAGTACATAATGAGAACAGGTACGCTTGACGGCATAATTCATGGCGGAGAATTCCAAAAAGTTTATGATTCCGGAGAACTTGGATCTGCGGTTACATCTTTAACAGTCTCCGGGTTAGATGGAGATTCAGAAGTGGAGTATTTAATTCTTTGCCGGCTTATTAACGCGGTAAATGCTACGACTTTTTTCTTTGTGCGGCCTAATAATGATAGCGGAGCAAATTATGGGTATCAATCTGTACGGGGCATAAGTTCGGCCACCGGAGCAGTGCGCGATACATCGGAGAATGGTTTTCGGGTATCGATAAATGGGACACAAAATTCATTGGATTTTAGTAAACACCTTTTACACGCAAAAAGCGGATATGTCCGTACATTTTTATCTTTTATGGGGGAAGAGATTTCAGGTACGACAATACTTAACGTACAATCTTTCGGCCAATCTTGGAATAACACGGCTGACAACATAACCTCATTGGTATTTTTAGCAAGTGAAGCAAATGGTATTGGGATAGGTTCGCGTATCATCGTTCTTCGTCGCAATGCGCAGTTAGTAGGGCAAAGAACCGGTTCGCTTGACGTCCAGGGAAAACTTAAAGGCGCATTCCAAAAGATATATCAGACTACGTTAGGCGCGGCAGCTACGTCGGTCACTATAAGTGGACTTGACGGAGATACCGATGTGCTATATAAACTCGTCTGTCGTCTTATTGGAAATTCTAACGAAGAATTTAAACTTACTTTCAATACTGATACCGGAGCTAATTACGGCAATCAGCTTGTACAGGGGAGTTCTTCTTCTGCGGCCGCGTCACGGGGTACGGGGGCCTCTTACCATCAAATAGGTGTGACTGGCGCCGATAACGAGATATGTTTTACGAATACTATCTTTTATGTAAAATCGGGTTTTATCCGGACTTTTCTTTCTGAATATGCGGCCTCTATAGCCGGAACGACTGTAGGCAGTATTCGTCTCCGTGCGGGAGTATGGAATAACACGGGGAGTAACATTACTCAAATGGTTATAACCGCCGATACGGCCAGCGGTATAAAAATAGGTTCAGTCATAGAGCTTTACGCGTATAGAGAACAAACCTAAAATACGGAGGAGAATATGGCGTTAGTTGATTTGTATAAATGCGGGTGTATGTGGGAAGAACAGCCGAACGCGGTCAAAGATTCGAAAGTAAAAGGCTATATAAAAAAGACCGAGTGCGCCGCGTGCAAAGCGAAACGCGAAGCTGAGGCTAAGGAAGCGGCGGCGGCGGAAGAGGATCGTAAGGAAAAGGCCGCGCTCGCAGAGAAGAGACAAGCCGCGCTTAATGTTATTGCTGATGCAGAAATCGCGAAAACGGGTGAGGTAAAGTAAAACAATGGCGATTGCGCGTAGAAGGATAGTGCCCGGAGACAGACGGATAGCCGAGGCGAATAAAATCGCTGACAGTATTGATATGCGCATTGTCGGACTTCGAAATTCCCTGGCGAAGATAGGGGCCGAACACAATACCTTTTTAGCTCGGGCGCAAAAAGAACAGGCAGATATTAACGCCTCTTTGAAAAAAAGTAAAGAAGAGCTCGCGCAATTAACGTCGAAGATATCAGTGGCCAAAGCTAAAGACGCCAAAGAACGTAAAGCCTGGACGGAAGAAAAAGTCGCGCTGAAAACCGAACTGACGCAGAAACTAAAAGAGGCCGAACTCTATAAAAATATACAAAAGACTAAGGCGGACGAAGCGACAAAGCACGCTGTCGACTTAAATTCAAGAGTGCTTAATGCTAATATCAATCTCGCTTCCAGGGAGCAAGAGGTTAAGATCCGGGAAGACAAGTGCTCGGCACAAGAAAAAAAGCAAGCCTCAACGGCTAAGGAACAGGCCGTCCGCGCGGAAAAACTAAGTGCTTCTGAGACGAACTATAGGGCCCGCGTCACATTACTGGCGCTTAATGAAAAGACGGCATCTGATATCCTGGCGCGTGAGCACGCTGTAAGACGTAATGAAGCGCGTCTTGATGTTAAAGCTAAACTCGTTCAAGAGACGGGGAAAAAACAAGCTATCGATAAGGCGTTTATCGCCAGGGAAAAAGCGCGGCTTAACCGCGTACGACATTTACAAAAAGAAGGAGTGGTAAAATGAAAAATCCGAATGTGCAAGTAGTCGACTTTTTAAAGCTCGAGGGCGTCACGTCGAAGGTTGTCAACGCGACGGGGACTGTATATCTGTATACTTACCCGACAGAGAAGGGCGTATCATACGCTTTTGAGTACCAGTTCTCTTCCGGCGGCGCGGTAGACGTAAAGCTCGAACTTGAACAGGGTAATGAGCAGTTGACCGCGGCACAGGAAGGCGCGTCAAGCGCTAACTACGTTGTGCCTGAAGATGCGGCTACGTTCGATGCACAGGTAAACGATAAGAACGTGCATATAAAAGCATACGCCCCGGCAGCGACAGGGTATGTAAGGCTTAAACTTACCGGCCAGGGATCTAACGCGGCGACGACAGCTATCACTCGCGCACGCATGACGATGATAAAGGCCGCGTAGTATAAAAATATAGCGAGGTAAATACGATGAGTGGCAGAGCGCATGACATAGGATATGATGAAGGGCCGATACAGGCCAAAAGAATAACCGTCGATACGACAGGTTTTAGCGGTATTCTCGCCGGAGTAACAGGTGATGCGCAGAGTGCTCTCAATCGTATTGATGATGCCGGAGTGACAGGCCCTATAGGCGCAACGGGGGCAACTGGTCCTACCGGCCCACAGGGGGCTACCGGTCCGACAGGCCCGCAAGGAGTTACTGGTCCTACAGGTCCTATTGGCCCTACGGGCGCAGATTCAACGGTTACGGGACCGACAGGAGCTACCGGGCCGAAAGGAGCTACCGGGCCTACGGGACCGACAGGAGCGGCATCTACTGTTCCGGGCCCTACAGGCCCGACAGGCGCTACCGGAGCTACGGGTCCTATCGGACCGACAGGGGCTACGGGCCCGACAGGTCCTATAGGTCCTACCGGTCCACAGGGAGCACAGTCCGGGCAGATATACTATTTCCATCAAGACGCTTCTGATATAGGCGGGTACGAATCATTATTACGAGTACCCTCTGCCGGCGCGGAAAAAGACGAAAGTGTTATAGTCAATAGTGGTAGTGGAGAAGTGCTAATCGACCCTTACGCGACGATAGTGTTAGATCCCGGGGTAGAAGTGCTCCCGGCCGGTGTATGGAGTTTCCATATGCACCACTATGTCGATTCAGCGACCGGAGTAACGCAGTTCGTATACCGAGTGTATAAGCGCGCGGCCGGGGGAGCGGAGACAGAGCTTTTTAATGTTACAACTGCGGAGGTAAATGCGACGGCGGTTACGGGCGTAGATACGATCTATACAGTGCCTTCAGACATTGTTCTTCTTGAAGACGACCGCATTGTAATTAAAGTATATGCCAAGACAACTTCGGTGGGAGACAGAACCGCGCACTTCGTGTACGAAGGGTCTTTAAATACATCGTATGTATTGACGACGCTCGCTATACAGGGCGTAGTAGGTCCTACCGGCCCAACAGGGCCCACAGGAGCGATAGGTCCTACCGGCCCGACCGGAGCAGTAGGCGCTACCGGTCCTCAAGGCGCAACAGGCGCTAAAGGTGCTACCGGAGCAACCGGTCCTACAGGTCCTCAAGGGGTTACTGGTCCGACGGGGGCTACCGGCCCGACAGGCCCGCAAGGTGCTACAGGAACGGGCACTACAGGTCCTACGGGTCCGACAGGTCCTACCGGCCCGGCCGGAGCGACAGGTCCTACAGGTTCAGCAAGTCCGGCATCGGGCACATTTGATAATGACGACCTTACCGCCGGAGTGCTGACTATAACGCACAATGCGGGACTATCGAGTAATTTCCCGGTGCTTATACAGATATATGATAATAACAATAAAATGGTTATCCCGGACGAAGTGACGGGGGCCACAAATTCGGTCGCTGTCGATTTGTCCAGTTATGGAACTATAACCGGAACATGGTCGTACATTTACCTGGTGTAAAAAATGGCAGAAGAAAAGAGATCCTGGACAGAGTATTTTAGGGTGATAACCCCGTTTCTATTGTTAGTAATGACCGCTATTGGCGGATCCATAAACAGTAGATTGACGGATATCGATAATAAAATGTTTAAGCATCTTACCAATGACGAACTCCACTGTCCCCGAAGTCTTATGGTTACAAAGGCCGAATACAATATATATCAGACTATGCGCGATAGACAAATGGCTGATATCAAAGATCAACTTTCTCGCATAGAATGCGGTATTGAAGGCCGTTATGTTAAAAGGTAAATTCGTCTGTTATGCCGTCTTCATTTTGCTTATCGCGGCGTGGTGGTTGTGGTTCTTCTACGGAGAATTTATGTGGAGCATAATAAAGAGAGCATAATACGACGATTAGCGAATACTATATGGCAGATTTTCGAGAAGGCAGAGATATCGAACAATGCAGAAGGAAACTGGCGCGTCGCCGAAGACATCGTTAATCGAATCATCAACGGAACCTACGCCCCCGCGGAGTGGCGTAAATTCGTCTCAGAAGAAGATATGCGCGCCTTACTCGAGTTTAGAAAACAAGAGTGTAGATCCGAATGACCTTCACGACCTTATTCATCTTGTCGAACGGTTGAAAGAGATAGTCGATAGGATAGTGTTGTCCGGTAGTAAAAAATAACAGGAGGTATATATGATAATTGTATCTTTGATATTTATAGCCCTTATGTTTTTAGCGTGGGCCATAGGCGGAGAGTACCGCTTCGGCAAAGGTAAGCGCGGACTTCTTCTTGCTATCCCGCTGACCCTCTTTGGCCTGGGTAAGCTGCCCTGGTGGGGACTTGCAATACAGATTCCCTTTCTGTATGGGATCTATCAGTGCTTGAAATACGACCCGGGTATAAGCATGGTCTACGATAAAAACGATAAGCGCGGATGGTGGATTATATACTTAAATGGAGCCATGATAGGGCTCACGGCGCTCCTTTTTAGCGTCTCTACGGGGCATTTAGGGCCTGTTTTTTCAGGTCTTGTGGCCGGAATCCTGGGTTTTAGCGGAGTTGTGCGGTTAGCGAACGATAAAAAGTTCGAACCCTGGCGCACGTGGCTCGCTAAAAACGGGCTACAACGGTTGCCGTATAAAGACGATAAAGGCAATCTCGGTTACTATATTAACTTCAAAGACGCCTGGTGGGTCTGCGAAGGCATAATGGGCGCGATATTAGCGCTTACCCTGGTGCTTGCATGGTAAATTTAAAGTTCGGATTCAATTTCGAATTCAACCGAGATAAGTCCGTAGACAAACTCGTCAAAGAGCACGAAGCGGAGCTCGCAAAACTCAAAGCTGAAAAGGAGAAAAAAGCCAATGGCGACGAAACCCCCGGACGGTAAGTTCAGTCTTTCGTATTTTCTTTTCGGCGGAGGGCTTACAGATTGGCTCCGGCCGTTAGGAGACGATGCCCGTAGGCTGCTCATATACGGGATTATTGCTTGTATTCTCTATGTAGGCATAACGCACTTCTTCCCGCGTAAGCCCCAGGGCAATGTCAATAAGCCCGAAGGGAATCAAAGCGTAGTGCTTACGCCGGGATCCAAAGTCGACCATATCACACAGAGCTTCTCTTCTACGAACGAGCAGAAGGTAGTAGAGAAGCGCCCCTGGTGGCTTCCTATACCCTTCGTATCTGTATATGGCGAGGCCCGCAGTAAGGGCAGCGACATAGGCAGTTATGAGACAGGGGTAGGCGGACAGGTAGGACTTCGAATAGATCTGAATTAAATAAAAATCCCCGAGAGCGTATCGCCCTCGGGGATTTTTTATGCCTTCACGCATTCTCTTCCATCGACACCCTATTTTTTATGCGTAGAGTGCCAATAATGCTCGGCATAAACCGTGCCGGTTATCTTGTTCTTGTACCCGCTATGGAATACCGGCATGAAAGTGTAAGGCGGCAGCACCTTCCCGTGCTCTTTTACGAGCGTTGTCCACAGCCGCGGACCACTATGTATAAAAGACGGAACGAGCTCTTTAAGCTCTCCATGTTTTTCCACATACTCTTTCAATATGTGGTGATTTGGCACAGCGCCGATAGGAGAGTTGGCGATACGCTTATCCCTATCGACGACGAAAGCCGTAAAGAAAAGCCCGTGCCGAAATGGCGCGTCTTCCAGGCTCACTAAACATTTCGAATCCGCGTCCACATATATGCCGCCTAACCGCTCAAGGATCTCCGCGCGGGCTATATTGGCCGCCCCGGAGTAGACTTTCTGCGCGCAGTAAGCATCGTATATCGCCCGGTTTTTCAAATGAAACTTATCGATAGCTTTCTCGTCCCACAGAAAATGAGTGAATTTCGGATTCTTCTCCTTCCACGTGTTTATCAGCTCGACAGGTTTAGGATCCGGGCCTATCCATATCTGATGTATTATCTTAGGGATAGAGTTGAGCCATCCGTACCATAGCTTCGCTTTGCCGTTAACTATGAAGCTGTAGTTATACCCGGTAAAGCCTTCTGCATACTTCTCCCGCTCGGCGTCGTGAAGTATCACAACTCCGTCCGGTTTAAGAAGTGACTTCGCGTGCTGAAGACATTTAACGCGGTTACGCCCATCAACATATATGACGTCGTACTTTCCTTTAGGTTTTAAATACGCGTCCGTGTCTTTATCCGCGAAGATAAGGTTGACGTTTTTGACATTCCACTTCTTGACTTCCTGGAACCATGCCAGGTTATGCTCGATAGACGTCCAGGTATATTCTATCCCTTCTTTTTGAAGCATCGTCGGGAAATATTTCGTGCTGTACCCGGCGCCCCATTCGAGCACATCTACTTTCGAATACTCTTTGAGGGTCGTCTCTACGAAGATACGCGGCTCATCGAGAAGATCCATAGGGAAGTTTAACCGGGAGACAGTCGCGCGGTTAAGGTGTGATCCTTCTTTGACTACCCGCTTAAAGAGCACTTCGCTATTATCCGCGATGGCCGCGAATTTAAGCCAGGGCCCTTTATGCTTCGGCCATACCATTTCGGACATAGCGATATGCGCCTCTTTGAAATTCGGGTTTATCTTTATGGCCTGTAACACGGCGTCCCGGGCCTTTTCTCCTTCGCCTATAGCCCACAGACAGCGGCTAAGCATAAGATATGCGTCGGCTTTTTCCGGCAGCCATTGCGCTATCTCAAGATAGCGGCGATAATAGTGTATAGCCTCTGTCCATTTTTTGCGGTAGTAGTATTCCCGCGCGAGATAGTACGTTTCCCGCACCTTTGACCGGTCTTTATCTACCTCTTTCTGAAGTATGCGAAGCGTCCTATCCGGGTCGAGCTGATGTGCTTTACTATATCCATATACTATTACTGCTCCGGTGTCTATCGTCGCGGCTTTCGATATGTAGTTATGAGCGGCACCTACCCAAAATACTTC